CAAGACGGGCGCGGCAAACGCACTATGACCACGAATATGTTTGTGGTATGTGAATGGGAAAAAACAGAGAACCGTAAAGTGTCTGATGGTAAAGGCATCGGTTATAGCGACATTGCTTGCTGGGCATATCATCTGTGCAAACTTGCTGGCGACCCAGTACCAGACAATTGGCGTGAATGGGTCAAACAACATCCTGACATGGATTTGACTTCAGTCGATGAGACAAACCCAAACCCTACGGCGTTGGCACCTACCGACGACAACTAGCCGAAATGCTTGTTGCAGTAGGATGGTGGCCAACGCACATCGAGTTTGACACACGCGACTTAACTACGGTGATTAGTGTTATAGAAAGCAACAACAAAAAAAGGTAACTTTCTATGTCAGTTTCAACCACAATTAAAGTCGTTGGCGTTAAGGACACTATTAACGCACTCAAAAAAATTGACCCACAGTTGCAAAAAGATTTTAGAGCGCAAGCTAATGAGATTGCGGCGCCAGCAATTAGAGCTGCACAAGAGGTTTATACACAAATACCGTTGTCTGGTATGGCATACAAATGGTCAAGTAACGGCAGAAAGTTATTTCCATTTAGCGTGGCTAAAGCCAAAAGCGGTGTGAAATTGCGTATCGACACACGGCGTAATGCTGTGGGCGTAATTTTGATTGAACAAAAAGACCCGGCAACAGCAATCTTTGAAACCGCTGGGCGTGCTAACGCAAATAAACTTGGCGACCAACTAGGGTTTGTAGGTGCTGGGCGCACTCGACTTATCGGGCCAGCTGTATATAAGGCGCGTAAAGCGATTGAGGAACCAATGAAAAAGATGATTTTGGATACAGCGCGAGTGGTTAGGCAGTCAATCTGATGCTGTCTATACCAATTATTGCGGAGTACGACGGGAAAGCGCTTGACCGTGCAATTAAAGATTTCAACCAACTTGAGACTGCAGGCGAAAAAGCGCATTTCCTAATTAAAAAAGCGGCAGTGCCAGCCGCAGCCGCGCTTACCGCTGTGACAGCGGCGTTGACTTTGGCGGTTAAAGCTGCTGCAGAGGATGAAGCCCAGCAAGCCCAATTGGCGTTGACATTAAATAACGTCACAGGCGCAACTACTAAACAAGTTAAGGCCACAGAGGACATGATTAGCGCAATGTCGAGGGCTACCGGCACGGCTGACAGTGAGTTACGCCCAGCGCTGGCTGTACTTGTCACTGGCACTAAAGACATTTCTACAGCTACTAAAGCGTTGTCGCTGGCACAAGATATTGCTGTCGGGTCTAACAAATCATTGGCTGAAGTTTCTGACGCGCTCGCTAAAGCGTATGGCGGCAACATGAAAGGTTTGCAAGCATTATCGCCAGAAATTAAAATGATGATTAAAGACGGCGCAACGCTTGATGACGTAATGAATGTTTTAGGCGGCACGTTTGGTGGTGCAGCGGCAACCGCAGCAAACACCGCTGCAGGCAAATTTAAGATATTAAAAAACTCGTTGGACGAAACGCAAGAGTCCATCGGTGCAGCGTTATTGCCAATTGTGCAAAAGGTGTTGCCAGTGCTACAAAAGTTTGCTGATTGGGCACAACAAAACCCACAAGCATTTTTGGCTATTGCCGGCGCAATCACCGCAATATCGGTAGCCATTTTGGCAGTCAACTTTGCAATGGCATTAAACCCGTTTACGGCTATTGCTGCAGGTGTTGCAGCTCTCGTAGTTGGCATCATTTACGCCTACAACAAATTTGAGACATTCCGCACCATTGTTAACGGTGTGCTTAACGGCTTAATTAGCGGTTTTGAGATTTTTGCTAACGCTTGGATTAGCACAATAAATCTCATTATTCGAGGCATGAACCTTATTAACCCTTTTACAGACATTCCATCGTTGCCGACACTTAACTTAGGCAGCATTGGTGGCGGTAGCAGTGGTGCAGCGGTTGGCTCTGGTGCAGCGCGTGAAGGCGGTGTTGGTCAAGTGTTGGCAGGTTTACAAACTATGCCTGCCATGCCTAGCCCTGCAGCACCTATGTCCGGTGGCGGCGGCGGTGGCGGCGGTGGCGGTAGTCAAGGGCCATCATTTGCGCCCGTCAACGGCCCTATTGGTTATGTTGGTGGCATCCAAGACCGCATGGCAAACCGTTCAGATGTAACTATAAACGTGGCTGGCGGTATCTCATCTGCAGCCGATATTGGTCGCAGTGTCGTTGACGCGTTAACCCAATACTCACAAGTATATGGGCCACTCAATTTGGCGATTAGGTAATGGCTGGCTCGGCTGTCATCACGGGCGGCGATTACCTACTAGAGCTGTCAACAGGGTTTGACTCGTCAGCGTTTTACCTAGATGACTCGCTACTAGACGGCACAGACGTGCTTGATGGCGACGGCATAGATTTTATTGACATTACGCCAGTAGTGCAAAACATCAACATTCAGCGTGGCCGTCATAAACCGTTAGATGTTTTTGGGCCTGGCACAATGTCAGTGTCAATCAGCGTGCCAAACACAAACCGAAATTATGACCCGTTAAACACGGCCAGCCCGTATTACAACGATTTAACAGAGCAACCTGGTTTGGCCCCATTGCGCGCAATCCGTTTAAGCCGCAATGGCGCATATTTGTTTACTGGTCGAGTAACGACATACAACCAGCAATACACAATGGCAGGTTTAACCAATTACCAGATTTTTGCTGCCGATGACATTTATGTGCTGTCACAGGGCAGTTTGCCATCTACGGCTACTAGCGCTGAAACTTCGTCAGCGCGCATTACAGCCGTTTTAACAGCCGCAGCGTACACAGGTACTACAAGTCTTACAGCCACGCCTACAGCCACGCTAGGGGCTTACACCATCACATCCGGCACAAACGTTAACGCCTACATGAACCGCATTCAACAGGCTGAACAGGGTCGCATATTCTGCAGCCGCACCAACGTGCTGACAGCTCAAGCCCGTATCGGTCAAACATTGGCTACGCCAACCGTTGTTTTTAGCGACAGCGGCAACACACCGTATGACAACATTGTTGTTGAGTTTGACCAGCAAACCGTTATCAACAACGCCAACGTCACCATTGAAGGCGGCGCTCTACAAAACGCCAGCAACGCGTCAAGCATTGCCACATATTTCACGCAAACCGAAGCCATTACCGACAGCCTTTTAAGCACCAACGCGCAAGCCGCAACCCTTGCCAGTTACTTGCTGTATCCGTTACCGCAACCACGCTTTACCAGTGTGTCAACCACGTTTGCCAGCCTTACCGATGCCCAAAAAACGGCGTTAGCGCCCATAGAAATTGGTGACACCGTTTCAGCCACCAAATCGTTTACATCTGGTAGCCCGTTAGCGGTGCAACAAAACTTGGCGGTCGAGGGCATAGACCACGTTATTGACGTAAACACCGGGCATCGCATTACTTTGTGGACATCACCAACGGTCATTATTTACGCCTTTGTATTGGATGACCCTACGTTCGGTTTGCTTGACGGCCTAAATGTGCTCGGATGATGTAAAGTAAAACTATGGCATCACCAAATACCACGTTTGTCGCAAACACCGTTTTGACTGCAGCACAACAAAATAACTTTCCTTTTGGCAGAGTTGCCGCACCAATCAACATTACGGCTAATCAAACTGGAATAACCACACAAGTTGACATTACTGGTGCAACAATTACTTTCACTGCAGTTGCAAGCAGACTTTACAAGGCTTGCTGGGCTGGTCTGTTTAATAGCACCGTGTCAACTGATACGTTCAACTTTTTATTGACCGACTCATCTAACAACATCCAACAGCAATCCATTACTTGTCCAGCCACCACCAGCGAAGTTTCATTTATCGGCGAACACGTTTTTACACCGGGCGCAGGCTCAATCACACGCAAACTACGCGTACAACGGCAAACAGGCACGGGCACCGGCACAATTGTTGCTGGCGCAACTTTCCCAACACAGTTTTGGATTGAAGATATTGGGTCGGCGTAATGACGGTCAATAATTTGCCTAAGTTTGTTATTTTGCTTTGCGGCTTACTATGTCTTACCGCGTTAATGATTGCAGACAAAATAGACATGGCATCTGGCGTACCAATGCTCACAATGATTATCGGCTACTCAATCGGCAACGGCGTGAACGCTAAACAAGGCGGCGAGTCAAGCAACGTATTTGGCAAACGTAAAAAACAAATATGAAAGCAAATGACCAAGTAGCACTAATACTTGCAAAAGGTGCAGTTGCTTTAATTTTAACAATTGCTGTGGGTTCGTTTGGTCGGTCATTCTTTCTTGCAGTCGTGCTACATGAAGACCATCCAATATCTGATGCAGCAACACAATTGTTGACCGCAATGGGTAGTGCACTGATGGGCGGTGCAGTTGGTTTTGTTGGTGGAAGCAACTCAAATCAGAAAGATGATGACAATGGCAGTATTACCAGCCAACCCTAAAGTCATCGGGTCTAAACTGTACACAGGTAACAGTGACGGTGCAGCTGCAGGCCCACGTGCCGGCATGGATGAATGGATACGGCAAGCCATCAAACATGGTGCAGGCGCGTTTTGGAATAACGGCAGCTGGGGCGTGCGCGACATGCGCGGCAATCCCGGCTCACTATCTGTGCACGCCACTGGTCGAGCAGTTGACTTGTCATACAGACCGTCAGAACAACACCCAGACGCTAACCGTAAAGGCACTATTGCGTTCATAAACATTGTGTTAGCCAACGCAAACGAATTAGGCGTTGAGTGCGTACTTGATTATTTCCCGAAAGCGTTTGGGCGTGGCTGGCGTTGCGACCGTCAAGCGTGGAAGTCGTACAGTAAGCCAGAAATACACGGTGCACCGGGCGGCGATTGGTTGCACGTGGAAATAAACCCACATATGGCAGACCAGCCAAACCTTGTAAAACAAGCGTTTCAGAGAGTATTCACCGAATTGCCACACTGATGCTCTATGGTCGAAGTACCGACGATTGGAGACGCAAATGGCAGATGCCAAAACTTATGTTTACGAGGTTTTTACAACTTGTTTAGACACCGAACAAATGGTGTTAATACAAATCTTCCGTGACCCTGACAACGGCCAAGTCCTACACGCGCAAATGGCATTCAAAAATGCCGTTGGCGACAGCTGGGGCACACCTTACCAATTGGAGAAAAAATGACGTTTTTAAGCATCAAAATAGGCGCATGGTTCATTACTGGATTAGCGGCGTTTACGTTGCTCTGGGATGCTAGTAAGCCGTCTGAGAGCCATCTACCGATAACCGGGCAGATAACCACTGTGCTGAACAGTGTTGTGCCACCAACTATTGCACCAACGACCACGCTGCCATACAAGGGTTGCATGGAATATCTAAACGATGCCATTTTGGCTGGCTGGCCGATAAGTGAGTCACCAATGATTTTGCGTGTCATGCAACGCGAAAGCCGATGCACACCAACAGCCTTAAACGCAGCTGACAGTAATGGCGGTAGTCGAGGATTATTTCAGATAAATGGCTGTCACAAATCATGGCTAATCAGCGACGGCTACATCACCAAACTTGATGATTTATATAACCCAGATGTCAATATCCGTGCCGCATTACACCTATGGCGTATAGTTGGCTGGTCAGCGTGGAAAATGCCAACACCATGACAGAAATACCATATCCCGAACCCGGCATAAGCCAAGAAACGAGAGAAGCAATGTATCCCGATACTTACAGCGACAAATACAACAAAGTGTTTAAGCAATTTGTCGATGACATTTTTAGACCAAATCATCTACCGCGCCCAGAGCCAGTAGACCACAGCATTTTGCTTGACGAATTAGAGCTACTGCACGAAGCCCACGTCACCGTTGGCGGCCAACAAAACAGGTTTAACGCATCAGTAATACGGGCGGCCATAAATGTTATTGCAGCGCTGTAAAAAATGTGGTTTGATGATGCGCGGCACTCGACACGCAACAAACATAAATAAAGTTTTGTGGTGCCATCCGCAACTCATGGCGTGTGCT